AATGATGCAGCAACTAGGGAAATGCTAGAAATAATTGACGAAAGACTGCCTGTTGAGCTTAGACAGGCTTATTTACAGTTAAGATCTGGCGTTTCTATTAGTAAAACAAAGAAAAAACAGTTGGAAATTCATATAAAAGACATTCTCGCACAATGGCGCAAAAATGGCTAGAAAAACAACAGTAACTGCTCATGACCGTGACAAAATTATTGAACTGTCTAAAACTATGGGCATACCCGAAATTTGTACTCTAATGAATAAGAGCGAGGCTCAAGTACGAAGAGTTATTAATCAGAACGATGTAATGCTTCGTGCTAATAGAAAAATAGCCTCACTCAATGAGCAAGAGCAGCAAATCGCCCAAGACATTAAGAAAACCAAGGCTTGGCAGCAACTAACAGAAGAGCTTTCGCCCAATGAGTTGCTTTATTATGAAGAAAAGTACGCTCAGTATATGGCGCAGTTCAAAGATGATGTGCTAGTGACTGAGCAGACACAAATTTCTTTGCTAATCAAGTTTGAAATCATGATGCATAGGAACGCAAAGGCAAAATATAGCGCTGCTCAAGAGATCGCCCGACTAGTTTCTATGCAAAATGACTTTTTGGCGACCTTTCCAGACAGATCTGCCATGTCTGAAGACGATAGAGAGCATGTTTTATCACTTGAAGCTCAAATTCAATCGGCAAAACAGGCCGAACAGGCAAGGTCTGGCGAGTTTATCAAGCTTGAAGAGAAGCATCAGGCACTACTTAAAGACCTAAAAGCTACTAGAGAGCAGCGAGTAACAAGAATTGAGTCGTCAAAACAGAGCTTTTTAGCTATTATCAGACAATTACAAGAGGAAGAGAACAAGGAATTGATGGGGCGACACATGGAAATCATGAGACAGGTATCAGAAAAAGAGATGGATAGGCTAGGAGCGCCCCATGTGTATGAAGATGGCTCGGCAGATTTGCCTATTTTGAATGCGGACACTATAGAAAATCAAAAGGAAGAAGCATGAAAGCAGTAATTTTTGGCGTTACAGGTCAAGACGGGTCATATTTAGCTGAATATTTGATACAAAATAACATCAAAGTTGTTGGTGTTACTCGAAGAACATCGTCTGACAACCTATCCAGACTGAAAAATGTCTTAAACTCATCATTTTTTAGTATTGTTTATGGAGATGTGACTGATTATCACTCGGTTTTGAATATTATTTCTGCCGAACAACCCGATTATATCTTTAATTTAGCTGCACAATCACATGTTAGGGTGTCTTTTGACCAGCCAATGCTGACTTTTGACTCAGTTGCTGTTGGTTGCTTCAATGTTTTGCAAGCTTTTCGTGATAGCGCACCATTTTCTAGGTTTTATCAAGCAAGTTCGTCCGAACAATTTGGAAATGCTGTCGAAGATGATGGCACTCAAGACGAAAATACGCCTTTCATACCAGAAAGTCCTTATGCAGTAGCAAAAGTAGCTGCTCACAACTTCGTAAACTGCTATCGCAACTCATATAATCTACATGCAAGCTGCGGAATTTTGTTTAATCATGAAAGTCCACGCAGAGGACACAATTTTGTCACTAGAAAAATCAGTTTGTGGGCAGCAAAGTTCATGTATTGCTATGAAAGAGGTCTTTCATTACCAAGAATCACTCTTGGAAATCTAAAAGCACGAAGAGATTGGGGTCATGCAGCTGATTATGTTAAGGCAATGAAACTAATTGTCGATCAAGAGAAGCCAGATGACTATGTTGTTGCTACAGGATCTACTCATTCAGTAGAAGAATTCCTTGAAGAAGCATGTATTGTTGCAGGAATTGATAATTATCAACAACATGTTGATATAGATCAGTCTTTGTTTAGACCTTCTGAAGTAAAACACCTTAGAGGAAATCCAACAAAGATTATGGAAGTTACTGGTTGGACTCCCACCGTCACTTTTAGTGAGTTAGTCAAAGACATGGTTCTTTCTGACTATAAACTTTATGAACAACAAAAAATATAAGGTAATAAAAGACACTAGAGAACAACTTGGGTGGGAATTCAATCCAAGTCCTTCATGTGAAGGAATGACTATCGCCACATTAAAAACTGGCGATTACTCATTAGAAGGTTTTGAAGATAAATTTGTGATAGAGAGGAAGGGAGATCTTAGTGAATTCTCTATGAACATCACACAAAAAAGATTTCATAGCGAATTAGAAAGACTTGAGAGCTTTGAGCTTCCATTTGTTATTTTAGAATTTACGATGGAAGACATTTACAAGTTTCCTCAATCTACTCAAATCCCCCCAAGCAAATACAAGTTTATAAAAATAACTCCGCAGTTTATTGTAAAAGCACTTTTAGATATAGAAGTACAATTTAAGACAAAGATTATTCTTGCAGGAAAATTTGGGCGAGAAGTAGCTTCGAGTTTATTTAAGAGAGTGTGTGAACATTATGGACAAACTTAAAAAAGTTTTAGATAAAGCTTGGATGCTCTCTGAAAAAGAAATAGTTGGCATCAGACCTGGTGCTGACATTTCTCAGATTGAATCTCTTTTAGACTTGCCCATAGATGCAATTCATCCATTTAAAGTAATGACTCATGCAGACAAAGAAAATCCGCATGTACATTTATTAAAAATAATGAGAAATCCAGATTACTTTCCATTTACATGCAAATTGTTATTCGACATAGAAATAATGCCTTTTCAGCATTTAATTTTAAAAGAACTTTGGAATCGCCCATTCCCCATGCTTATTGCTGGTCGTGGTAGCGGTAAGTCTTTTATTCTTGGCTTGTACGCTATGTTAAGGCTTTTATTTACACAGGGTTGTAAAATAGCAATAGTTGGTGCTGCATTTAGACAGGCAAAAGTTATTTTTGAATATATGGAAAATCTTTGGGTTAGCGGTAATATTTATAGAGATTTGTGCGGATCTGGTCGTGGCAAAAATAATCGTGAACAAGGGCCAAGCAGATCTGTAGATAGATTTGACATGATTGTTGGCGATAGTGTTGGATTTGCGCTTCCTCTCGGTAATGGCGACAAGATTCGTGGTCAAAGAGCAAACTATACAATTGCTGACGAATTTGCTTCTATCAAAGAAGAAATTTACCAAAATGTTGTGAGAGGCTTCTCTTCGGTGGCAGCTTCTCCTGCTCAATCAGTTAAAGATCAAGCAAGAATCAGGTTAATGAAACAATTAGGATTATGGTCAGAAGATAATGAAAAAGAAGAAAGTCGCACACTTAGAGCAAACCAAAACATAATCTCAGGAACAGCTTACTATTCCTTTAACCATTTCTATAAGAATTGGAACTCTTATCGAACTATCATCAATAGTCGTGGCGATACAAAAAAGCTCGAAGAGTTTTTCCAAGGACCAATACCAGCTGGCTTTAACTGGCGTGATTACTCAATAGTAAGAATACCAGTAGAGTTACTACCAATAGGATTCATGGATCAGAAGCAGATATCTTCAGCGAAAGCGACAAGCACCAAGGCGAATTATATGATTGAATATGGTGCAACATTTGCAACCGATTCCGAAGGATTTTTCAAGCGTAGCTTAATAGAGTCTTGCGTTGTTGGAAAAGCTGGAACTTCCTTAGCAGATATTAATTTTTCAGCCTCTTTAGTGGGCGAGATAGGCATTGAGCATGTGATGGCTGTTGATCCGGCATCTGAAAGAGATAACTTTTCTGTTATTATTTTGGCTTTACATCAAAATATGAGAAGGATTGTCTATTGCTGGACAACTAATAGGGCAGCGCATAGGGAAAGATTAAAGCGAGGAATCACAAAAGAACAGAACTTTTACTCTTATTGCGCCAGAAAAATAAGGGATTTAGCTAAGTTATTTCCATGTAGAGAGATTGCCATTGATAGTCAAGGTGGTGGTATTTCGGTAGAAGAAGCCCTACATGACGAGTCAAAGCTCTTGCCAAATGAGGTTCCGTTCTGGAGAACTATAGATCCAGATATCAAAAAAAGAAAAGATTCTGATGATAAAGCTGGCCAACATATATTAAATATGGTTAATTTTGCAGATGGAAAGTGGGTCGTAGAAGCAAATCACGGTCTTAGAAAAGATATGGAAGATAAAGTATTGCTATTCCCATTTTTTGATAGCGTATCTATAGGATTAGCTTTTGAAGATGATAGAGATAAAGGGCGTATTGTTTACGATACATCTAGTGGCAAAGATATACAGTTATATGACACTTTAGAAGATTGTGTTATGGAAATAGAAGAGTTAAAAGATGAATTAGCCAGCATAGTTCATACATTAACATCTGGTGGTAGAGATAGATGGGATACTCCAGACTTTAAAGATCAGATAAGAGGAAGCAGAACAAGAAAAGATAGATATTCATCTTTGCTTATGGCTAATATGACAGCTAGACAAATACAAAGAACTATAGTCCAAGACAATTATGTTTCTGTTGGTGGATTTTCTAATTCTTTATCTGGCAAAAATACAGGCAAACCTTTATATATAGCCCCAGAATGGTTTAACCAAGGATTGAAAAAGAGCGGAAATTATGGCGAAGCTATAAGAAGAGATTCGGTGTAATTCAATTATGATCTAATTACAATTTAATAAGCAGGATAAACATGAGCGATAAAAAAGACTTATTCGTTACTTGGGAAGAAAATAACTTAGAATCTAAAGAAAAAGCCATTGCTAAGAGCAATAATAATGGCCAAGCAGTTAAGAAGACTGTTGGTACAAGTAGTTATAAAAACATTGAATCTCCAAACATTTCTGTTCGTGAAGGCTTTGATCGTAGGGATTACGACTTTTTTAGGCCAAATGAACAAATACCAGTCCGTGATAAAGAAATAATGACGGCCTGTATGCAAGCTTATGAAAGAATAGGCATTGTTCGCAATACTGTAGATATGATGAGCGAATTTGCTTGCCAAGGAATTGACTTGGTTCACCCAAACCAAAAAATAGAAAAGTTTTATAAAGAGTGGTTCAAGAAAATTAGAGGTAAAGAAAGAACTGAAAGAATACTAAATCTTTTATATCGTGCAGGAAATGTAATTATTAAAAGAGCAAACGCCATATTAAAACCAGAAGAAATAGACATTATCCAAAAGGGTATGGCAGCTGAAACAAAAAAGAATTTTATTAAAAAACCAAAACAGTCACAAGTTCCTTGGGAATATACTATATATAATCCAACAACAATAGAGGTTTATGGCGAAGAAGTAGCTCCATTTATTGGCCCAAAAGCTTTTAGATTTGGCGTTAGATTAACAGAAAGTTTTTCTAGAAAAATAAAAAATCCAAAATCCGATATAGAAAAAGAAATTGTAAAATCATTACCTAGTGAAATGGATGATTATGCAGTTCGTGGCGGATTTTTAATTCCGTTAGATGTAAATAAAACTGTAGCTTTATACTACAAGCGTGATGATTGGCAAGTATGGGCAAAGCCGATGTTATATGCTTTGCTAAAAGATTTGCAAATGTTGGAAAAAATGAAATTAGCTGATTTAGCAGCTTTAGATGGAGCTATTAGCCATATCAGACTTTGGAAGCTTGGATCGCTTGAACATCGTATTTTGCCAACCGAAGAAGCAATTAATCGTCTTGCTGACATGCTATTAAATAATGTCGGTGGCGGAAGCATGGATCTTATTTGGGGTCCAGAAATTGATGTTGTTGAAACTAAAACTGATTTAGTTAATTTTTTAGGCGAAGAAAAATATAAGCCTATTTTAAATTCTATTTATGCCGGACTTGGTATTCCGCCATCACTTACTGGTTTGCCAGGAGGATCTGGCTTTTCAAATAATTATATAAGTTTGAGAACTCTTATAGAAAGACTTCAATATGGCCGTGATGTAGTTGCTGAATTTTGGGAAAAAGAAGTAAAGCTTGTTCAAATGGCTATGGGATTTAAAGCACCAGCCCAAATAGTATTTGACCATCAAACTTTATCAGATGAAGCAGCAGAAAAGAGATTGTTGATTGAACTTGCCGATAGAGATCTTATTAGTGAGGAAGCGGTTCAAGAAAGATTTAATCTTATACCAGAAATTGAAAGTGTTCGACTTAGAAGAGAAAGAGATTATAGAAAACAAGATATGCTACCTCCAAAGGCATCTCCTTTCCATAGTCCGCAGCATAAAGAAGCTGTTGAAAAAATATTTACACAACTTGGAATTTTGCCACCAGAATATTTTGGCATAAAAGCTCCGGCATCTTCTATAGCTCCGGCGCAAAATCCAACTAATCAAAATGATGAGCAACCAAAAGGTGAATCTGGACAGGGAAGACCTCTCGGAAAAACTGATAGCTTGCCAAGAAAAAGAAAAGTGATTAAGCCAGCTATGGCATCTGATTTTATAGATAGGCTTAATTGGGCAGAGCAAACACAAAAGACTATAGCAGAAATAGTCCAGCCAGCTTATTTAAAGAGTATAAACAAGAAAACACTAAGAGATCTTTCTGTTGCACAAATAAATGAGTTTGAACATATTAAGTTTGCTCTATTATGCAAAACAGAACCAGATCAAAAAATTAGTAAGACTTTTATTTTTAATTCATTAAAAGAGAAACTTGAAATACCTACTGATGTAGAAGACTTCTTTAAAACTTGTATGGCTAAGTATTTAGAAAAAACTGGCAATTTACCAACATCAGAAATAACTAGAAAAATACAGGCTTCTGTATATGCGATGCACACAATCGGATTACAAAAAACCGATAATATTGATAACTCTTCATCGCAGATATCATGAACTAATAGATAATGTTCAGCATATTTATAGATGTAGAGTTTTCTTTAAACACCATCCTATTATTTATGTTTTATGGGCAGACCCAGAGATTTCCAAAAAATGGATTTTAGATGAATTACAAAAAAATAATTTAATACATAAAGTTATTTATAGAAATACAGTAGACAAAACAGGAAGTACAAGTTTTTATGAAAGTATTAATTTTAGAAAAGCGTTACCAATTATTTTTGATGAAAACGGAAATGACTGTTTTGTAATTGTTCATGCCACAGACACTAAAGTAAGTCCTATGGCTTATAATATTTTTGAAAAACAAATTAACCAAGGTTTTGATGCTTCTGTTTTTAAGTGGAATTCAGAAATGTTAAACGCATGGAAAACTGCTGTTTTTGCAGTTACATCTAATCAAGATGTTTGGCCACCATTAATAAATAATAATAACCCAGATGTTTTAGAAGCTGCTTGGCCAAAAAGTTTGAATTATAATAATTTAAAAAAAGTGAAAGTTAATGGATTTTTTGATAATTTTTATTTTGATTCAAAAAATACATCTGAGTTTTTAGCTCAGTTTGCAGACAAACCTCAAATTCAAATAGATACAATTTCTTTGTGCATAAGCGGTTATGTTCCATTGTATAAAAGAATACTCAATTGGTTTGGTGTATTTCTTAAAAAGAGGTGACACTATGATTGAACCATTCAAGACAGAAATTGAAGACGGTGTTTCCGAATTTGTAAAAGCTAGTAATTCCATAGCTTTTGATATGGTAGCTTCGGAATCATCTGTTGATGAACAGCTATTTATTAATAACAAGTTTAATAAAACAATAGCTGAAATAGCAAAAGCAGAAAATAAAAACCAAGAAGACTTATTTTATTTAAAGTCTATTTTGGTAAGTACAGGCTGGAATAAGAACGATGATGTTTTTGATGCAGAGGAAATGTGGAAAGCTAGAAGTACGCCAGAAGATAAACCATTTAATCTTGAACACAATCAAGACATTATCATTGGTCACATTACTGGTTGTTATCCAGTTGATGAAAATGGTTCGCCTATAACTTCTGATACTCCTCCAGAAAATTACAATATTGTTACATCTGCTGTAATTTATAAAGAATGGGAAAATCAAGAAAAGAAATTGCAGATTAATGATATAATTACGCAAATCCCTAATGGCACTTGGTTTGTGTCGATGGAAGCTTTGTTTAGCAACTTTGATTATGCTATGACTGATGGTAAAAAAACCAGAATTATAGCAAGAAATGAGGCTACCTCATTTTTAACAAAGTATTTAAGATCATATGGCGGAACTGGTGTTTACGGAAATCAAAAGATAGGCCGTGTTTTAAGAAATATAATATTTTCTGGAAAGGGCTTAGTTCGTAAACCAGCCAACCCAGATAGCGTTATACTACAAACCGAAGCAAAAATAGTTGATTTGGGGTATGAAAGTCTTGAGACTCCAGAAGTTAAGGAGAATTTTTCAATGTCTGAACAGATTGTCGAAAAGACCGAGGCAGCTGAAATGGAAAAGAAGGTTGAAGTCGCTGTTGAAAATACAGCCAAACTAGAGACTGAACTTTCTGAAGCTGTTGCCAAGGCAAATCTTATGCAGCAGGAGCTTACCAAAGCTACTGAAGAATTGCAGAAGATGAAAGAAGAGAAGAAAAAGAGTGATCGCATTGCTCTTGTTTCTGAAAAGCTTGGCATGTCCAAGGCAGAAGCAGAAGGCATTGTGTCATTCATGAACAACCTTGAAGATGAGTCATTTGCTGGCGTTATTGCCAAACAGAGTGATTATCTTTCTATGAAAATGGCTGAATATGAAGCTGCTGCTAAAAAGCTGAATGAAGAACTCATGATGCTTAAGAAAACAGCTGAAATGATGCCAAATCCAGAAATGGAAAAAGAAGAGACTTGCTCTTGTCCTAGAACTGTAATGGCAGAAGAGGACAATGCAGAAGTAGTCGCAACTGAAGAAGTTTTAGATAACGCAGAAGTTAAGGAAGAAGCTGCTTTGAATGTTCCTGCAAATGATGCAGATCCAATTCAGACAGTCGCTTCTCAAATCGCTGCCTATCTTGGTGTTGAAACTGAAAACCTTGGCAAGAACGAAGAATAAGGAGAAACATTCTCATGGCTCTTAAACCAGATCGCAACATTGTTGTTACCGATATTAGCAATCTTTGCAATATCGAAATTGAAAAGGGCGAAGTATTGGTATTCGGCGTTTCCGGTTCCGGTGCTTTGGCTGATGATGTAGCTACCGTAACTAGGGCATCTAATCCTTCCGGCCTTGTTCCAGCTGGTCTTTGCTTGGCAGATGTAGTGTCCATCGACATTACTCGTCAGCATCGCAACTGGCACAAAGATGAACAGTTGGTTGGCGAAAAAGTTCCTCTTCTTACGAAGGGATGGGTTGTTACTGATAAGATCGCTTCTGGGGTTTCTCCAGCAGCTGGCGAATCCGCTTATTTGGCAGCTAATGGTTTGCTAACCGATACTCAGACCTCTGGAACTCCAAAGGTCGGTCAATTCCTTGGTGGAGTTGATTCTGATGGGTATGCAAAAGTATTCATTGACCTTCCAATCGTATAATAAAGAGGAGAAACTAATACCATGAAGACCCCAACTCCAGAAATGGTTAAACTTGCTGAACAGGCTGGTAGCAACAATTATGAAGTTGCTGTAGCTGCTCAGAAGGAACTTGCCAAGGCTCTTACCCTTCCTTTGCGCCAAGGCGTTTTGAAGGGCGATATTCTTGGAAACATCTTTGAACAGGTTGTTTTCCAGCCAGGTACTGCTGTTGAATTCCCTCTCGATTTCCTGTCTCCAGGTTCTGAGAAGGACTTCATCGCTTACACCATTCCTTCCCAAGGTCGTATTCCAGAACGCCATGTTGAAGGCGATTATCTGACTGTACAGACCTATGAAGTTGGTGCTTCCATCGACTTCTCCCTTAAGTATCTTCGTGATGCTCGTTGGGATATTGTTGGTCGTGCAATGCAGACCCTTGAAGCTTCTTTTACCCGCAAGAACAATAATGATGGTTGGCATGTAATCATCGCTGCTGGTAAAGGTAGGAACCTTCTTGTGACTGACAGCGTTGCTACCGCTGGTTACTTCAGCAAGAGGCTTATTGCCTTGATGAAGACCGTGATGCGTAGGAATGCTGGTGGTAACAGCACTTCCATTAATCGTGGAAAGCTTACCGATCTGTATGTATCTCCAGAAGCTATGGAAGATATTCGCACTTGGGATATTAACGAAGTTGATGACTTCACCCGCCGAGAAATTTTTGTTTCTCAGGAAGGTGGTTTATCTCAGGTTTTCGGCGTAAATCTTCATGAGATTGATGAACTTGGTGTTGGTCAGGAATACCAGCTTTACTACACCTCTACCTTGTCTGGCTCTCTGTCTGGCAAGAGCGAGTTGGTCGTTGGTCTTGACCTTGAGAAGCGTGACAGCTTCGTTATGCCTGTTCGTCAGGAAATCGAGATCTTTGAAGATCCTACTTTCCATCGTCAGCGTAGGATGGGTATGTACGGTTTTGGTGAACACGGTTTCGCTGTTCTCGATAACCGCCGTGTACTCTTGGGCGGTTTCTAATAAGACCTATATAAAAATAAAAAGGGCAGGGCGAAAGCTCTGCCTTTTTTTATTGCATTCCCGATTTCTTCCTATAATATATTTTTAGGAGGAAAACATGGCAGTATGTAATGCTAGATCAACAGAATTTAGAGTTGGAACAAAACCCTTAACAAATTTAGTTTGCTTTCAAAATAAATTATTTCCAAGCAATGTAAATTATACAGATTTTGTCGGAAAAGTTGTATCTCTTGAAAAAGAAAATAGAAATTCATATTTTTATAGTTTTTTAGAGCAAGCATCTTTGCTAGATTCTTACGAATACTTTATTTTTGTAGAAAATTCTCAAAAGCTATCTCCGCATGTTTATAACAATTTATCAACTTGGAAACCGTTGCTTAGATATCAAGTTGATTTGGCTGTTTTAAAAATATGTAATGGTCCAATGCCAGAAAGTAAATCATCAGAATACTCAACTACTTCATATATAGAAGAAACTACGACCGGCCCATTTTTAATCTCTTCAAGGCATTTAAAAAAGTTTATTAAAAAAGTACATGATAGAAATTCAATAATTCAAACATTAAATCAATTTTTAAAATTTTGTAATACTGTTTGTTTTTGGCCGAAAGTTAATTTAGCAACAGATAATATAAAACTTGAACATCAATTTTTAGAATTTCCAATAGTGTTTCCTGACGGTGTTCCAAATAGAAGTTTTAATAATGACTATATAGATTTAGCCAGTTTGATAGTTAATAATAATATTATATACATTGGTTCTTCCGCAGCAGATTTGTTAATATTAGCACAAGCTGGATGTAAAGTTATTTCTTATAAACCAAAAAATAAAATTGATTTTATAGATAATAAAATTTGGTTACAAAGATTTGGTCTTGAGGATAGAGTTACTTTTGTTGATGATAACTTTATTCCAGACAATGAAAATTATGCGGTTGTATACTCAACTCATCAAGACATAGAAAATTCAATTAAAACAAGATACTTAGCTTATTTCCCTTTTAGCGTGTTTCTTAACAGAAGTATTTCTTTGCAAGAAGCTCAAGTTATGAATATATCATTACAAAACTACACTTCAAATATAAAGGTTAAAGTATGATAAATAATGATGTTGCAATAATAATGTATTATTGGAATCATTATAAAAGAAAATCCTTATTAAATAATTTTTATATATGTCATAATAATCTATCAAAATATAATGCTATAATTATACCGATAGAAATTTCTACAAATGGTAGTTTTGATTTGCCATTTCCAGGAACTATAAAATTTCAAACAGATCAGTTATTATGGCAGAAGGAAAGGGTTATTAATTATGTTTGTCAAAAATTAACGGATGATATAAAATATGTTTCTTTTATTGATGGAGATATTCTTTTTTCAGAAGAAGACTGGATAGAACAAGCAAAACAAAAAATTGATAATAAAGAAAACTTATTTATTCAACCGTTCTCTTCTGTTCATTATTTACCTAGAAATCATACTAAATACAATGGATTTTATACATTTAAACACGATTCTATTTCAAAACAAGTCGTTGTTTCTGGCGGAAAAGATGGTTATAAAAAAACGCTATTTTCAGAAGACTTTGTTTATGGAAATCCAGGTATAGCTTGGATAACCAAAAAAGAAACATTATTAAATAACCCTCTATATGATAAATGCATAGTTGGCGGAGGAGACACAATAAATATAATCAAGTGGTTAGATTTAGAAGAAACAAAAAGTATACCATTTATAAAGTATAAAAAATTTAAAAACAACTTTATTGACGATTTATTAACTTTGCCCAAAAACAATATTGATATTGATTATATAGATCAGCCGGTTTTTCATCTTAATCATGGAAATAAAATAGATAGACAATATGCATCTAGATTTGATTTATTAGATAATAATGATTTTTCATTGCAAAAAGATCTTGCTATAGAACAGGGTATATATAGATATGTCGGAAATAGTAATTTACTAAAAGATATTAATAAATTTTTTAATGATAGAAATGAGGATTTAGAATGAACGATTGTTATATAGTTTTAGGAACATATAGATCTGGAACTAGCGTTATATCAAAAATAATTAGTTCTTTGGGCATAAGTATGTCTGAAAAAAGTCCACAATCTGATAATGCATTGTGGTATCCAACTGGTAGTTTTAATGATAAATTTTCAAATTATATTTCATTAAATACATCTACATATTGGAAATTAAAAAAAGAAAGCTGCGTTTTTAATAAAATGGGAATAAGATCTTTTGATCTTTTAAGAAAAGGTGTTTTTGCAAAATTAATTAATGATTGTGATTTAAACATTGGTTTAATATGGTCTATGAGAAATATAGAAAAATCTTATCAAGAATATGTTTCTTTACTTGGTAGACAAGCTAATCCAGATACCATAGAAAAACAGCATGAAATTTGTCAAAATATATTCAATTCTTTTAATGGTAAAAAAATAACTATAAATTATTCAGATTTGATGCAAAATACTAATCAGATTGCAAATCAATTAGCAGATTTTTGTGGTGTATCATATATAGATGGATGCACTACAGGAATAACTCCAAAATACTTGGAATAAACAATGCATTTCAGCAAAAAACCATCGAGAATACAAGATCAAGATGATTTTGTAGGAGTTCCCGCTTCTGGACAAGTAATTAAGTTCGATGGAACTAATTTTGTTCCAGGCGTAATTACTGGTTCACAAGGTTTTCAAGGAAATCAAGGAACGCAGGGTTCACAGGGTTCGCAAGGAAATCAAGGAAATCAAGGGTTTCAAGGCGAACAAGGAATTATAGGTGTTCAAGGTTCTCAGGGTTTTTCATTTGGTTTTTCTGAATCTTTATCAACATTAACAAAAACAATCGGATTAAAAACATTAGTAATTTCTAATATATTATCATTTAGGGCTGGCGTAAGAGTAAGAATAGTTGACATTACTAATAATGATGATTTTTTAGAAGGAAAAGTAACTTCTACAAATCCAGTAACAAATGAAATAACTGTAGATGTTGATTATGTAACAGGAACTGGAAGCGCAAGTATATGGGATGTTAATATAACAGGCGAGCTTGGCTATCAAGGCTATCAAGGTATAAATGCCCCATCAATTAAATATATATATAGCACTTCTATCTCCGGTGTTCCAACACCATCTCAGTTAAGATTCAACAACCTCACTATATCTTCTGCAACAACATTAAGTTTAAGTGCTTATGATATTAATGGAAATGAAGTTCATGAGATATATAGTCTTTTTGACAATTCTACAAATTCTACAAAATCAATATTGTTTATTCAATCAATAACAAATCCTTCAAAGTTTACAGTATTTAAAATAACATCTTCTACTACAGTTAATGGAACATATGGTTCTTTTAATGTTTCTCATGTTCAATCTAGTGCTGGGTTTTCTTTAATCGCAAATGAATTAATTTCTGTATCTTTTGTTTTAGTTGGCGATCAAGGTTTTCAAGGTTCGCAAGGTTTTCAAGGGTTGCAAGGAAATCAAGGGTTTCAAGGTAATCAAGGATTTCAAGGTAGACAGGGTTTTCAAGGAAACCAAGGTAGCCAAGGTTTTCAAGGGAATCAAGGTTCTCAAGGTAGTCAAGGATCTCAAGGATCTCAAGGAAACCAAGGATCTCAAGGAGAACAAGGCAATCAAGGATTTCAAGGTTTTCAAGGTAACCAAGGAATACAAGGCTCACAAGGAATACAAGGTTCACAAGGTTATCAAGGAAATCAAGGATTTCAAGGAAACCAAGGTATTCAAGGTAGTCAAGGACAGACTGGAGCAGGAGTTACCATACAGGGATCTGATACTTGGGAAAATATATTTAATAATGAAACTTCTGGTGCTGTACTTGGTGATATGTGGCTACTTACATCAACAGCACAAGGAACTGCTTCTCAAGCATGTCCAAATCCATCTAATGGTTCCGCTGCAATAGGTGACGGTGTTGTTTATACAGGATCAAGTCCTGTTTATTGGCAAAATGTTGGTCCTATTAAAGGATCTCAAGGACAACAAGGATTTCAAGGTAACCAAGGTTTTCAAGGGTCGCAGGGTAACCAAGGTAATCAGGGTCTTCAAGGCAACCAAGGGTTTCAAGGTAACCAAGGAAATCAAGGTAATCAAGGATTTCAAGGGAATCAAGGTTTATTAGGAAATCAAGGATTACAAGGCGAGCAGGGTTTTCAAGGAGAACAAGGATCACAGGGTAATCAAGGTTTTCAAGGGGAACAAGGATCACAAGGTGATCAGGGTTTTCAAGGAGAACAAGGATCACAAGGTGATCAGGGTTTCCAAGGGGAACAAGGTTCACAGGGTGATCAAGGCAATCAAGGTTTCCAAGGGGAACAAGGATCACAAGGTGACCAAGGTTTCCAAGGAGAACAAGGGTCACAGGGTGATCAGGGTTTCCAAGGGGAACAGGGATCACAAGGTGATCAAGGTAATCAGGGTTTCCAAGGTGAACAAGGGTCACAGGGTGATCAAGGTAACCAAGGTTTCCAAGGGGAACAGGGATCACAAGGTGACCAAGGTAACCAAGGTTTTCAAGGCGAACAAGGGTCACAAGGTGACCAAGGTAACCAAGGTTTCCAAGGAGAACAAGGGTCACAGGGTGATCAAGGTAACCAAGGTTTTCAAGGGGAACAGGGATCACAAGGTGATCAAGGTAGTCAGGGTTTCCAAGGGGAACAAGGTTCACAAGGTGAACAAGGTTTTCAAGGAAATCAAGGTGGCCAAGGATATCAGGGATCAACTGGTAGCTTTGGTGGCGTAACAGTTGAATATAAAATAGACACAAATAATTACTCAATCAACGACCCAGGTGACAATTATATAAGATTTAATAACGCTTCTCTTGCATCAGCTACGCATGTTATAATTGATGATAATCCAAATAATGCAAACATAGATCTTTCGCTATTCTTAAATACAATCTCTGCTTCAACAAGCACTATAAAAGGTCATTTTAAATTATCTAAGAAAAATGACTCTACAGTATTTGCACTTTATACTATAAGCAATTCCTCAGAAGAAGAACCTAGTTTTTTTGATGTTACAATTTCTTATTTATCTGGAAGCGGAACATTTTCTAATGATGATGAAGTATTACTTACTTTTGCAAGAACTGGAGATAAGGGCGATTCTGGATATCAAGGATTCCAAGGTAACCAAGGTTTTCAAGGTACTCAAGGATCACAGGGCAATCAAGGCAACCAAGGTTTACAAGGAAGTCAAGGATTACAGGGTAATCAAGGTTTTCAAGGAAACGCCGGTGTTAGTGGCGGTTTAGTTTTATTTTTTGATACTACCGGTGGATCATATCCGCAAACTGGAGAATTATTAACGAGTGTAAATGCCGGAACACAAACCACAATTACAACTGGTAGTTTAAATATAGCAAATAATTATTTGGTTGGAACATTTACGACTCAAGTTGGCGCTTTAACTTCAACAGTTATAACTTCTGGTGTTTGGGAATTAAATTTATATGCACTTTCAAGCACTACTGGCCAAGTGCCGACTATGCATTATGGTATTTATTATGTAGATTCAGATGGCACAAGCAATGAAACACTAATTATACAAGGTTCATCTTCATCAGCTTCTGCTATTTTAACAACTCAATCATTAGTAGTTTCAGATCTCGTTGTTCCTGCTACAATTTTGCCAGATTTAACTAAAAGATTGAGAATAAAAATATATGTAAATATAAGACAAAATAATAGTTCTGCCACTTTTGAGTTTCGTGATAATACTCAAACGCATATTCATACAACTTTAGTTTCTAATCCAGCAACAGGTCCGCAAGGTTATCAAGGATTGCAAGGACAACAAGGATCACAGGGGCATCAAGGTAATCAAGGTTTTCAAGGTATACAAGGTTCACAAGGTTCACAAGGTAACCAAGGTTTCCAAGGGCAACAAGGATCACAGGGTAACCAAGGTAATCAAGGTTTTCAAGGGGAACAAGGGTCACAGGGTGATCAAGGCAATCAAGGTTTCCAAGGTGAACAAGGGTCACAGGGTGACCAAGGTAACCAAGGTTTCCAAGGTGAACAAGGGTCACAGGGTGACCAAGGTAACCAAGGTTTCCAAGGTGAACAAGGGTCACAGGGTGACCAAGGTAACCAAGGTTTTCAAGGTGAACAAGGTTCACAGGGTGATCAAGGTAGCCAAGGTTTTCAAGGTGAACAAGGTTCACAAGGTGATCAAGGCAATCAAGGTTTCCAAGGATCACAAGGCCCAGAAATATTTGATTATTTAGGATCTTATAATAATGGAGTTACCTATTCAGTAGGTCAAGCAGTTACATATGATGGTTCTTTATATGTAATGACAGTTTATATTGGTGCAGCTGGATATATTCCACCATCATATCCATCTAATTGGCAGTTAGTTTTAAGCAAAGGTGACCAAGGTTCACAGGGTTTTCAAGGAAATCAAGGTTCTGGCTATCAAGGCAGTCAAGGAAGTCAAGGTAGTGTAGGTCTTCAAGGTTATCAAGGAGCTTCTATAACAGGACCACAGGGAAGTCAGGGAAGTCAAGGTACAACTGGCGCTACTGGTGCTGGTGGAGCATTAGGTTATTGGGGATCTTTTTGGTCTACACAAGATCAATTTATAACTACAGCAAATACAGAATATCTTATAACCTACAACAATTCAGACGCTGATAATAATGGAGTTAGTGTAGTATCTAATTCAAGAATAACATTTGCTTATTCTGGTGTTTATAGCATTATATTTTCTGTACAGTTAGTTAATGCTAATGTTCAAATACAAGACGCTAGTATATGGCTTAAAAAGAATGGTTCAAATGTATCTGATACTGATAGCAAGTGGAGTGTTGTAGAAAGCCATGGTGGAACTGATGGTCATGCTATTGGAACAGTTAATTTTGTTTTAAAACTTAATGCTGGTGATTATCTAGAACTAGCTTGGCAAGCAACTAATACTGATGTTTCTTTACAATATGTAGCTGCTGCTTCTCCTGCCCCAGCAATTCCAAGTATTATATTAACAGCTACTCAAGTTTTATATACTCAAGTTGGCCCACAAGGTTATCAAGGCAACCAAGGAAACAATGGGTCACAAGGTTATCAGGGGTTAACTGGACCTCAAGGAAATCAAGGGTATCAGGGCAATACTGGCTCGCAAGGCAACCAAGGAAATAATGGGGTACAAGGTAGCCAAGGCTATCAAGGAAATACAGGCTCTACTGGTTCACAAGGCAATCAAGGATATCAAGGTAATACTGGATCACAAGGGTATCAAGGATATCAAGGTGCTACTGGATCACAAGGAAATCAAGGTGCAACTGGACCACAAGGTAGTCAAGGATCTATTGGATCACAGGGTAATCAAGGCGCAACTGGATCACAGGGTAGTCAAGGTTCTACTGGGTCACAAGGAAATCAAGGTGCGACTGGATCACAAGGTAGTCAGGGGTTTCAAGGAAATCAAGGTATTCAAGGACTAAGAGGTTTTCAAGGATATCAAGGTTTTCAAGGCGTTCAAGGTTCCCAAGGATTTCAAGGCAGTCAGGGGGATCAAGGATCTCAGGGCGATCAAGGTTATCAAGGAGATCAGGGTAGTCAAGGTGATCAAGGTAGCAATTCATCTCCTGGAGGTTCTCAATATTATTTCCAATATAATGATGGCGCTGGATCTTTTGCTGGTGCTGTTGGATTAGAATATCAGGCAACTTCTGGAATTGATACCGGAGCTTATGCAACATCAGCAAGTCAAACACCATTAGGAATATTTGGGGCAAACTCACAAACTGCCAACTTATTAGATTTTAGAAATTCTACTGGAGCTACCACTTATTCTTACTTTGATTATACTGGAAGATTTGTATCAAATCTTGCAAATAATGCATCTGATGGCGGAGGACAAATTTATCTAGATGGTTCTGGTGGAAATAGAATAGATTTTGGCGCTAATGGATATGCTGCGCCGTCATTCAATACAAGAAGTTCTGGAACAAAAATAGTCCTATGGCCAGAAGTTTCCTCTACAACAGTAGATTATGCACTTGGTATAGAAATGAATACCTTGTGGTTTTCTATTCCAACTACAACTAATTATTTTAAATGGTATGCCGGAACAACTAATATAGCTACCTTAGAAGCAAATGGATCTTTTAGTATTAATGGATTTATTTCTGCTGGAGCAAATGCAACTACAAGATCTTTAACAGGAAGTGCGTTTGCTTTATCAAGTGGAGCATTTTCATCTGCCGGAGATGCACAATCAAGAACCGTGACTTTAAGATGTTCAACTACCAATGGAACCCAGACAGTAATGACTTCTGATGGATCGGCGCAAGACACATATAATCATTTGTCATTACCTAATGATACAACTTATGCATTTTCTGCATTAATAGTTGCTAGAAGAACAGATGCAAATGATGAATCTGCTGGTTGGAAGATTGAAGGAGTTATTGATAGAAATGCTACTGCTGGAACCACAGCTTTAGTTGGCAGTATAATTATAACTACAATAGGTGGAGATAGTTCTTGGTCTGTTGATGCTGTAGCAGATACTGCATACGGAAGTTTAAAAATACTTGTTACTGGAGAAGCGTCAAAAACAATAAGATGGGTAGCAAAAGTTGATACAGTTGAGGTAACAGGCTAATGGCTATAGCAATTAACAATAAAACAGCAGTTATATCTGGCGTAAATTCTTTAACCGATTCGACTGGTGGCTCTTGGGTTACTAATACTGCTTCTGGCAGACTTACACTAGAAAGCGGAGTGCCAGTATCCACTTCTGATCAGACAAGCAAAACAACAATCTATTACACACCATATAATGGTGATCGTATCAGTCTTTATGATGGAACTAATTGGTCTACTTATACATTTACGCAACGGTCTTTGGCTTTAGGAACTCTTATATCAGCTAGAAACTACGATGTTTTTTTGTACAACAACGCCGGAACGCTAACTCTAGAATTAACAGCGTGGACTAATGATACAACGAGGGCCACATCATTAACCATGACCAACGGTGTGTATTTAAAAACAGGTGCATTAACTAGAAGATACTTGGGAACAATTCGCACGACTTCTACCACTACTACGGAAGATTCTGCAACCAAAAGATTGGTTTGGAATTTTAATAATAGAGTTTCCAAGAATATTTATGTTTACGAGACTACTGGTGCTTGGACTTATACTACAGCAGCTTGGAGATACGCCAATAATAATTCAAATAACAAAATAGAATTTGTAGCCGGAATTGCTTTAGATTCAGTATCTTGCAACTTAACTGTAAATACTTATGCAACAACGGCCATTTCTGCTTATTATCCAAGTGCTGCTTTAAATACAACTTCAGGAATACCAACTTATACTTCAAGTGGCCAAGGCTATGCCACCGGAACTTTGACTTGGTTTCATCAAAGGCATAGCAATATGAGTTCTATGCCACAAACTGGCTATAATTATATCGCATGGCTTGAATACTCTGGTAGTGCAACAGGAACTATAAATGTTGCTGGTGCAAACGAGGCAAGTAAAATGTTGGGAGTGTGGATATGTTAATATATTTATCTACCTTATCTGAATCCATTTCAAAAGTATGCCCGATAGATGGAATTGGGGATTTAGGAAATGGGAATTTCAGAATTGATTATAAAGAAGAAGCCACAGATGAGCAGAAACAAGCTGCTCAGGAAGTTGTTTCTCAATGGCCATTTGAAAAAGCAAAGCTGGAAAAACTGGCTCAAATTGATGACGAATGGGGCCAAACCATCGCTCAAGGTTGGAATTCTGGACAGGGCGTTTTGGGCATATCCGCAGAAGATGTAGCCCTTTTATCGGCAAATTTTGCCATGGCAAAAGAGGCATCGAATTTAGGCTATCCAATACCACCAATTATTACTCTAGATAATCAAGAAATTGTATTTCCTGATATTCAGTCAATGACTATTTTTATGTTGCAGTATGGGGCATTTAGAAGCAATGTTTCTAAAATTTTTGCTGCAAAAAGAAGAGCTGTACAAAATGCTTCTACTATTGAAGAAATTTTATCAATTACAACCATAGAACCAGAGGTTTAAAATGTTAATTAATGCAAGCACTCCAGTACAAATTCCAGCATCCGAAGCAATCGTTTATAATAACTGGGTCATTAAACAAATGACTTTTGTTGGTGAGGGTATAACTCGCCCCGCTCAGGCTAGAATTATATTTCAGCGTGGAAAGAAAAATGAGGATGGTACTTGGATTCTTTCTGACAAGCCGGAACATACCATAACCATGAATATAGATGATATTTATGCAGAAGCTGCTGCTGATACAGAGGTGGCTCAAGCTGTAGGTATGTTTTTATACGCAATTGATAAAATTGGTAAAACTAAGGGCGTTCTCTAATGGTGTATTAATTAGCGTAACAAATCACTCGGAGAATAGAAAATGAGCGAAACATTTATAACTTTAGTAGAAAGATTTGGTGTTTCTTTTTCATTTTTAGTATTTTTTGTATGGTGTGCTTATAAATCTGGGATGTGGCTAGGCGAAAAAGTCATATTGCCAATGCAAGAAAGACACATAGAGTTTTTAAATAAGTTAGAAGAAGGAATAGATACTGTAGTTAATACTCAGAATAAAAGCCTTGAAATACTTAATCAAGTATTATTAAATACAAGAGAAATACAAGCTCTTAAAAGACAGGTAAGGGAAGAACATGAACCAGCAAGAAGTTAATTTTGAAATATTAATTAATCAAGGTATTGTACAGGTTTCAGAAACTCCGATGCTTACGGAGTATATAGTTTTTGGAAAAACAAATTCTTATTCAACTTGCTCAACTAGTTTTGAAAATAAAGAAATAAAGTTAATCCAATAAGGAACAAAAAATGGCCGACATTAAAATGTATGATGGGTTAACTTTTAGAAACGGCAAAATATTTATTACTGTTTCTGGCAAGTTAAGGATGATTATAGAAAATGATATTATAGACCCACTTAACAATGCTGACGGCCCATCTGATTTTAGTAATACATGCTATTGGATTTACTCAAAGAAAAATTTAGGAAGATTTGGTAGAACATTTTTTAGATCTTATCAATTGCCACATAGAACTCATTCTCCCAACTCTAAAGATACACACTCGGAAACACTAAGTAAACCATTTCAATCTTGTGGTAATTTTCCTGCACAAATAAATTCTGAATATAATGCTAATATAGACGGTTTTAGTTCTACTTTATGGGATACCATAGAAGATTCTAGAAACTTTTATTCTATTGGCGGTATTTTTTATAACTCTAAGGTTTATCCAGCACCACATTCAAACAATATTAATTGTACATTACCACCATATGAAGTTTCTCCAAGAGTATCCGAATTATATGTTCAACATTTTAAAAATGGCGGATGTTCTAAATCTAAAGATAAACTGTCAAATAATGTAGAACTATCTAAACAAACAAGTTTAGTTGCAATATTTCCTAATTTTACAAGAACTGGTAATGTTGACGATGGTTATCATCATTACTATATGCTTGCAAAAGATATCATTTCTAGCACAAAAGAGTCTTTTTATATAAATGAAAATTATGAAAAAATACCTAGCATTACTTTTAATTATGGTCTTGTGCCAGGTCTTTTAGCAGGAACAATTTGTAATCCAAGATGTTCTTTGCCAGCAGCTACAGATAATGGTGTTCAAACAGCTAGTTATCACGGCGGAACAACCGCTGCAATCATTAATCATAATACTTTAAGCATAGATTTGCTTTTAAATGGAACTTTAAGTTCTGTAAATTTTGGATTTGGCCCTTGTTTACTAAAAGGTCTTTATTTAGATAGATCTAATCTGTCTAGTTTTGGCAAAAAGGCTAGTGAATATGTTGGAGATGCATGTTCAACATATTTTAGGGGCAAAGAAACAAATCCAGAAAAGTATTTTTCCATAGATGATCCAAGCCAAATGTATAATCAGGGCGATTATATTCCATTGGTTGGTATATACGATCCAAATAATTTAACTACCGAAGACAAAGAAAAAATTATGTTTTTGAATGGGCCTTGTGGTGAAAACTCAATAGGTTTTAATGATCAGGTTGGCGATGTCGTAAAAGAAGGTAGTAATTTAGTTATTAGTAATGAACAATGGCTTGACCTTTTCTTTGCATTAAAAAATCTTCCTCCTATTACTCAAGAAGTTATTCAAGCTGAGTGGAATTCAGATCCAACATCTATAGATCCATTGATGTTTTCTACTGGTCAATGCACTACTTTGTCTGGATTAAATGGTGATCACGGAGAAGTATTAATAGATCCAGCAACTGGTCAATATTATACTGATGAGAACGATAATTTTACTGGAGAAAGAGCAGAAGAAATTAAATTAAATAATTATCGTGGTTCAGAAGATCCATATGATCCTTATGAGTCTCCTTTGTCTATTACTCCCTCGCAAATTGTATCTGGGCATAGACAAAAGATTGAAAGGATTTAAATGTCATATCAAATGAGCATTTCCCTAGACTTAGGGAAAAGATATATAGGACTAACTAATTTAAGCGCTACGCTAGTTGATATTAATGGCACAGACTTAACCGTTCCAATTAATTTAGGTTTTGTTGAAATAGGTAACGGCAATTATCTTTGGACATATTCCGCTTACCCACAGAACTTTCGTGGCGGAATAAAATTTAAATCTGGTACAGAATTAATTGGTTTTATAGCTGTTAATCCAGAAGAGTTAGAATATATAGATGTTAGAGTTAGTAGTAGGGCTGGAGCAGGAGGAGTGTCTATTATAACACAGCAAAGTCCTGTTCCTACTGACATAACAGAGCCTATAGAATTAAGGCTTATTGATGATTATTTTGCTGCTGAAGGAAGATCTATTGATTTAACATCTGATCAATGGCCAGACTTGGCTGGTGCTACAGTTCAATTTATTATTGCTGGAAAAGAAACTTTTACCAAAAATTTTACTATTATAGATGATGTACTTAGATTGGAACTCTCGTCTGCCGAATTAGCAATCATTGGTGCTGGTAGATGGTCTTATGAAGTAAAAGCTACATTATATAATGGACATGTTTTAACGCTATTGGTGGCTAATATGATTATTGTTCCACCTTTTGGCGACTAAAATGGCAAATCAATTAAATAAAACAACAATAAAACAGGCATTTTTGCAAAAAGTGTTGGATTCTAATTATAATCCAATTACAGATTTTTTTACATTAAATGAAGGTACATATCTAACTAATGCTGGTGTAGTATTTATAGTAAGAGATTTGTCTTATGGTTTAACGATAGTTTCTCCAGCGGAACTTTCATTAACTTTGAGTGCAAATAACTTGCTAGAAATAGGTTATGGAAGATGGTTTTTTGAAATAAGAGCCATTTTTCCAAATAATCATATTTCTACGCTGTATACAGGAACTATTAAAATAACTCCTTTTGCTTGAGGTTATCTATGTTGTGGCAGTCAGAAATGACAACTTTGCTGCGAGTTCTAATAGATGATCTTTCTGCAAACCCAAATTATACAGATGGTCGTTTAGTACAAACACTAGCTGTTGCTGCACAAATAGTGGTTACAGATATAAATTTTAAAACTAATTACGCTGTTGATATACAAGCTCTAACTATTACTCCAGATCCTACAGTTAGAAATGTTTCTAGAGATGAGGATTTTGTAAATTTAGTTTGTTTTAAAGCAGCTTGTATTATTGAAAGATCTGAGGCAAGGACAAGCGTAAGACAGGGTATAGCTATTAGAGATGGAAGCTCATCTATAGACTTGCGTGGATCTATGGACGGAAGACTAAAGTTAATAGAAAAAGGCTGGTGTGCGGTTTATGATGAGGCTAAACTAGATTATCAAGTTGGAAGAACTGGAGTTGCTGCTGGCGCAGCTATTATAGCTCCATTTAGAATATTTGCTGGGTATAGCGATCATGCTTATTACCCAAATAATCAAGGTGGTCAAAATTTATTTAGATGAGGTGATAAATGGCTGATATCAATGCAATAGCTTCTGGCGATTATGTTTATGGATCTGCGTTTACTCAAATGCCTCCAGGAATTACAGATATTGCAAGCGGAACATTAACAAGCAGATCAAAATCATATTCTTCTTTGCCACAACCAGCTATAGAAGAAACTTTTGGCATTAACTATGTTGATGCATCTTCTTTTGGTCCATTAACAGATGGTTCTGGAACCATAGTTTCCGCAAATACTTCACAGAAAATTTTTGATGCTAAACCACAGAGAAATTATTTACTCTTTATTAACAACTCTGACACTTTAATGTATGTAAATATAGACGCTGTTGCTTCTACTACTAATTCTTATCCTGTTTATCCGCAGGGCCAGTTAAGCTTTGAAGATGGTTTTATACCTAGTGGTCAAGTTAATGTTAGGTGTGCATCTTCAGGAAAATCTTTCATAGCAAAAGAGGGTTAAGATATGCCATTAATTAATACCGGTGGAACAAGTATAGGAACACTTTATAAAGGTACTTGGTCTTCCGAAGGCGTATATGCAGTTAATGATATAGTTACTTATAGTTCAAAAACATATATAGCTATTCTTGGTTCTACTAATGAAAATCCTTCGACTGCCACTACTTATTGGGCAGCTTTTGGTGATGGCTCAATAGGTTCGCAGGGATCGCAAGGTTCTCAAGGTTCTCAAGGAACTACTGGAACAAATGGTTCTCAAGGAAGTCAAGGTTCTCAAGGCAATCAAGGCTTACAAGGTTCTCAGGGTTCCCAAGGTTCTCAAGGTTCTCAGGGCAGACAAGGTTCACAGGGTAACCAAGGTTCACAAGGAGAAAGAGGATCTCAAGGTTCTCAAGGTTCTCAAGGTACGCAGGGTTCTCAGGGGTCTCAAGGTGTTATTGGATCTCAAGGGTCTACTGGAAACCAAGGTTTACAAGGTTCTCAGGGTTCTCAAGGTTCTCAGGGATCGCAAGGTTTCCAAGGTTCTACTGGATCTTCTGGATCTCAAGGATATCAAGGTTTTCAAGGTTCACAAGGGTCTAAAGGTGGAACCACTTTTACTGTAACTCTACCAAGCACTCAATTTGTTGTATCTGGCATAACAAGTAACTCAGATCCTATTGAAGTTGTTCGTGGTCAAAGATTTATTTTTGATTTTAGCGCAGTTACTCATTATGTAGCTATTAGAAATGGTTCTGGTTTAACAACCGATGTTACTGGAACAAGTGCTAATAACAATGAAACAAGCGGTACTGTTGGATCAATCATTACATATGATGTTCCTTTAGATGCTCCATCTACAGGAATAATTATTCAATCAATTACAAATGGAACTATTACAAGAGCTATCAACGCAGTTGATTATATAGGTGAAAAGGGTGATCAAGGAGATCAAGGCGCTCAAGGTAGGCAGGGTTATCAAGGTTTGCAAGGTTTGCAAGGAACAAATGGAACTAGTGGATCTAATGGCGCACAAGGAAATCAAGGTTATCAGGGTAATCAAGGTAGCCAAGGTGTTCAAGGTAGTCAAGGTAATCAAGGTAGTCAAGGTAGCCAAGGAAATCAGGGATTACAAGGATCTCAAGGATCGCAAGGCAATCAAGGTTTTATTGGTAGTACCGGATCTCAAGGTCATCAAGGTAGCCAAGGATCTCAAGGCACACAAGGCTCGCAGGGATCAGCAGGAACAAATGGTTCTCAAGGAAGTCAAGGATCTCAAGGATCTATAGGAATAACATGGAGAGGCGATTGGTCAATATCTGCTAACTATTCTGTAAACGATTCAGTTTATTATGGTGGCACTAGTTATATAGCAATATTAGGAAGTACAAGTTCTAGTCCTAAACAGCCAGATACAAATCCTTTATATTGGGCCACAATGGCTCAGGCTGGCGCTACTGGTGGATCTAATGGGCCTCAAGGTTATCAAGGAAGACAGGGTTTGACAGGTCTTTTAGGACCACAAGGATCTCAGGGCAGACAAGGTGTTACTGGTTCTCAAGGTTTTCAAGGAAGACAGGGTTTTCAAGGTGATATCGGGGAGCGTGGCGGAACTTTATACACAGTAACTAGCAATTCTTCTGCAATAGAAATTAATGGCGTTGCTAATAATTCTGCGATTACTCTAATTAGAGGTCAAAGATACTACTTTGATTTTAGATCATCTCCAGAAACTTTGGCTATTCGTTTAAGTTCTGGTGATAATACAGCGGTTCCTAATACGACAAATAATAATGCTCTTACTGGAACTAAAAACTTAGTAACTTGGGATATAGCTTACAATGAATCTTCATCAACATTAATACTTGAATCTACTCAATCTTCTAAAAGTAGAACATTTTCTGTTAGAGATATTTATGGCTCTGATGGTGTCGCAGGATCTGATGGCGCACCAGGATCTGACGGAGCAACTGGCCCTACTGGTCCTACTGGATTACCAGGCTCTAGTGGCCCAACTGGACCAACCGGATCTTCTGGACCACAGGGATACCAAGGATTTCAAGGAGCTTCTGGATCTACCACAGTTAATTTTTATCAACAATCGACAAGACCAGCAATTAATCCTGCTGCAAATTCTTTCGCTGTTTGGTATGATACTGAAAATGCGATTTTGTATTTTTGGGTAACTGATAGTAACGGCTCTAATTGGGTATCTTTCTCAGGAAACGCATATGCCTAACCCAAATAATTTGTCTGGAATTTCTAATGCTTCAAAAGATATATTAACTTTTATTCAAGCAGAAAGGCCGGATGTACTAGAAAGAAGTAGACCGGCTTTTTGGTACAATACTGATAATAACAGTACATATTTTTGGGATATAACAGTTAATGATTGGTTGCCAGTAAAACCAATTACAACCTCAATAGGAACCACAGCGCCACCTTCTGTTTGTAATTTTACTTTTGAAAAAACTGCTGACATATCTGCTAATATAGGAATATTTGATTTAGTTAATGACGAAGATTTTGATCCAAGTCCTGATTTTAAAATAAAAGAAGTTTTTATTCATAGTGGTTTAGTAAGAATTTACGGATATGATATTGATAATAATTTAATAGAAAAACAAAAAAACATTGATCAAGTTGGTAGTAATTGGCAAACTTTCAACTTTTCAAGTTTTTATTCAGTATCAAGAGTAAAAATATCGCATACAAAAAATTTACTTTCTGACTCATCTGATAAACCATCGGTTATATTAAATTGTCCTGCCTTATATGAAGATGGTACTGCTGCATTAGATTTAGACGGACTACCTTTTATAGTAAAGAATCATATAGCAGATGATTATATAACATTAGGAACTTCTCCATTTCCATCTATTTATAGCCCATTTAGTAATCCGCCAGTTTTTGAACAAATTCCAATAGATCAATCATCCTTAGATTTTTATAATATAGTACAACAAGATGTAAAATTATTAAGCGTAGTTTATCAAGGAAGAGTTAGTCATGCAGCTTTAGCTAATGATGGTTTTTATTTATTTGAAAAAGATATATATTCAAATAAATTAATTTTAATAAAATCAGATCGTAATATTGGAGGAACTAATTTATTTCCAGGAATTAATTTTAATTATAATAATGCGATTAATCCAAATAATGAATTAATTATTTTCAATGGAATAGAAGTAAAAGTAAGTACAGATTTTACTAATTGGACACGATTTCAATTACCACAAGTTACTAATTATTGGACAGGTTTATTAGTATTAAATGATTCTTATTTAATATATGGTTATGGAAAAATAGCATTATCAAAAGATTTAAAAAATTGGGATATTATAGATCTTCCATTACAAAATGGAAAGATTGTAAATATAATTTCTGGTTCGTTTGACAGAGTTAGTGGAGTAGTAGCTTTAACATCTTGCGATTCTGATGGAACTTATTTATTTTTAGGCACTTGCTCTGCCCAACCAGTTACTCCAACTCCTACGCCTACGCCTACGCCTACGCCTACTCCAACTATTTGTAACTCTATAACTTATTCCAGTCCTATAGAACCTACATTTAATGTTGCTTTTAGAGGTAATTTTACAAAATCACAACTTCCAATTGGATCATATTTATTTGAATGGATTTTAGATCCAAATCCACCAGCTTCATATTATGCAGCAGGGAATACAAATCAGAGTCCTGCCAGCAAAGTAAAATATGTTGATGATGGGATTGTAATTACTGAAGTTCCTTTTTACGCAAATACAGGAATAAATCCTGTAATTGTTAAATTCCCGCAAGGTAATAACACTTATATTTATTGTACAGTAAATGTAGAAATTACTTCTGGAACATGTATAGCAGAAATAACTAGAATAGAACCATCAGAACTTAAATATAGTACAACGCTTAAGATTTACATTAATAGTCCTTGCGGATTTAATATAGGTGATCAAGTTAGTTATTCTGGTGGACAAGGATCTGGAATTGATGCTATTAAATATGATAGTGTTACTGGTGAATATTATTTAGAAACAAAAGTTCCGTCTGGCGGAATGATTGATGGTACAATTGTTGTTTCAAGATATTACGGTAAGAATTTTGATCCAGCATTAGGAGCTATAGATTATATAGGAACTTTTGTAGGAACAACTAATTCTTTATCATATTCTCTTTCGTATAGTCCTCCTCCATATGTAAATCCATCTCCTCCATTTCCGCCATCACAACCTTCTTATAATGCCCCTAACTTAATGGAAGTTTATTATGGCCTTCCTTTTTTAGCAAAATTAGATAAAAATGCACAAGTGCTTTTAGAAAATATTGCTTTAAGGTTTACTTACAATGGAAATACCGCAAATATTCAAACAAATGGTTATTTAACCGTAACTACAGATGATCCTAATTTTACAATAGTTAATGAATATAATTTTTCTTTTGATAATGTTAGAATTGTTAGAGGAAATTATTTATCTTTTAAAGATTTTAATTCTAGATATTATTTAGTTTGGAATGGCGTAGATCCATCTATTTTTGAAAATAATGCCACTCATGATTTAACTATTAACTTTGAATTAGAACTTGATGGCGGTGCAACACTTACGGCATCTGGAATATTGACTGTAAAAAGAGATTATACAGTAGCTCATCAATTCATAACTGGTTTAACTGAACCTGTAACATTTCAAAACAATCTTACAGTATTTGATCAATCTGACTATCCAGATTTAACTATATTACCAAATGAAACATCTGTTCAAACAGAAGAAATGTTTGTTGTCACAGTAGATGGAAAGGGTATTGTTTCCAACAATTATCAAATTCCTTTAAATTCAAATTTATGGCCACAACCAGCCGGTTTCACTTTAGTATTTACTACAGGTAATTATTTGGAAGTAGAAGGCGCTACTCCAAATTGGAAGGGCGCTAGTTGGATGTCTTCTATTTCATATGAAATAGTAGATGGTAAAGTAACAATACCTCCATTAACTATAAAAATAAAAGAAGGCATTAATAAAAAAGATATACCAGCAGATATAGCAAAAAGAATTGATGTTTTTGTTGGTTATGATATGTCTTGTGGTTATGGTGGATCGTCAAATTGTCAACAGATTGAATATCTAGGCTTTAATACTTTTAAAATACCAGTAACAGTTCAAGATGTAGTAACTACCACTACGACAACTACCACTACCACTACTACCACTACAACTACGACTACTCCTTGCCCAAAATATAAACCTATATATGATGCTCCAAATAATTGCTATACATGTACATGTGATAGTACGGGAACTTATTTTAGTTATAATGAATGTTTAGCTTCTTTAAAAGCTTTGGGCCAAACTAATTGTGGTACTGGCTCTACAGAACCAATTCCTCCGGTTCAACCAACGAGTGAATTTTTAGTAATTCTCGGATCTGATCATCAGGGTGGTTTAAGTCCATACGCAGATCTTAGAATAAATTTAAATAAAGATTCTTCTTCTGGATTAACATCCAAGTACGCAGTTTCTAATTACTACTTGCCTAATTTTACCCAAGATAAAAAAATAATTAACTATTCTATTAAGATTTCTTCTGCTAAATCTGGTAATGGTTTAGCCCTTATTATCCAAGACTTTTCTTTTAAAAATATTTTATCTAGACCTTATGTTTTAGTTGTAACTTACGATAAAAATGATATTTATACACCTAAACTTAATGGTAGTTATTTATTGAAAAAACCATTTTTAGGTAATTACTATACGAGTTCAGCAGAACCAAATACATTTGATTCTTATAAACTTTTGTGCAACTCTTTTGACTTAGATAATAAATATGATCCAGCATATTTAAAAAATTCTAATGGAAGATTTTTTATAACAATAAATGAACATGGCACATTTTTTCAAAATACAGCAAATGAAAATTTAGTTAAAAAAATAACATCAAATCATTTTGTTGAAAACTTCTTCGCTAATCAATCGGTTGATTTATGGTCTGGAACATTTGCTCACGAACAAAAATTTGGAAAAATACCAGGAACTTATTTTGATATTACTTCAAGAAAGTTATTAAAGGGTTATTTAAATTTACCTGTTTATAACAATCCAGAAAATTTAGAAACTGTAAGCGATTGCTCATTTGAATATTTTGATACAGCTATTCCATTTTTAGAAGTTGACACTAAATGCCCAACCATCACAGAAAATGGTTTAGGTTTTATAACTGATAGATTTGTTAAGGTTGGCAATGTTTATTATAGTTTAAGTAAATCAATAGCTATATTTTCAAAAGATAGATCTGGCTATGCCGACTATATAGTATTTACTAAAGATTCTGTTTATGGTTTTTATCATCAAGGATCAAATTCAAGTTTTAATGTATCTAAATTTAAAATAAGTTCTACAGGAAAAGCTTCTGCTTGGGAAAATACACTAGTTGAACAGCATTCATGCCCAGACACTTATATAACTAGTGATTATGATAGCGCAAATATGTTTATGGTATTTAAGAAAAATTGTCATGAATTTCTAGAACCGGCCCCATTAAAAGCAGACGGAACACAAAATTCATTTGACTATCAATCAAAACAATTAAATGGAGATATGGCTCCAGTAAATTGTGTTTCTATATTGCAACTACCATTAGATAAGTTTTTTGCTGCAAATAGCGGAACATTTGAAAAAATGTCAGTTAAAGAAGAAGATCCACTTAGATGGTATGATATTGAAGTTGAATTAGAAAGTGCTAGTTTTTCATTAGTTAATATTAGTTCTCAAATAACTAAGAAAACTATATCTTCAATAAATAGAGATGTTGTTCCTTCCGATTATATTTCTTATTCATCAAAATATCCTTGGGGTAAATTTGTAAAAGGCCCAGAATCTCCATCAATTACAGATCCTATTAATCTAGGAAGACTAGATAAAGTTTCTCTTTTGCAAAAAGCGCAATATGGTAATTCTATCAAGATATTTGATTCATATCCAAGAGCATGTAATTGTGATTTGCATGTAACATCTATTAAATATAGTGGCACAACAGCAGTTTTTGGTACTGCAATTATTAATAGTCAGGGGCAAGTTGTAGGAATACCTGTTATATATGGGGGTCTTGGTTATACAACACCGCCAGCAATTACTATTTCTGGAGGAAATGGTTCTGGAGCTACAGCAACTCCAATAGTTTCAAACGGAATAATAACTGGTGTTTCGATTAATAACGGAGGCTCTGGTTATACATCTAATCCTACTGTAACATTATCGTCTTCGGGAAATTCTGGAACAGCGACTGTTAGCGCTACAACTATTAATAGTTTGGGCCAGATAACATCTATTAGTATTGGTAATTCCGGTTCTAATTATACAAGTAATCCAACAGTAACTATTTCTGGTGATGGAACAGGGGCTACCGCAGTAGCTACAGTCTCTAATGGCATTGTTACTGGAATTACAATTACTAATCCAGGAACTGGATACACAAGTAATCCAACAGTTGCTATTTCTCCCCCAATATTAGGTAATGATCCACTTCCAATAATAGATGGTTCTAATTGGAAATTTGAAATAACAGTTGATAGTTCTGAACAATCTATACCTATAGAATTTGGCGGTTCAAATTTAATAATTAATTTAGAATTAATAGATCAAAAAACTAGTCAAACCGTTCCTTTAAATGGCTTTTTTAATTTATTAATATCACCTGTTGAAAATGACTCTTTTTCTTTTAATATTAAAGATTCTATCTATACTCCAGATACATCATTATTTGAAGTAAAGGATGGTAAGGCTATAATATCAATTAGCCCATTAATGTTTTACACAAAACAAAAAACCATAACGGATGCAAAAATAACTATCTTGCCAGCGCTTAAAAATACAGCATATTCAATTAATAATGTATATGGAAATAGCTTTAATTATGTAAAGACATCCGATGTTAATTTACCAACAACATCAACATTTAATGTTGTTTCATTAGATAATCAAGGAACAAGCATTTTTAAATTTAGAGAATCAATAGCAACTTCTAAAAATTCATCTGCTATTTTTGAAATGTTATATCAATCACAAAGTCATTATTTATCATCTAATGATGAAAAATACAAACCGTATATAATTTTTACAAATTCTTCAAATAATTCTACCCTTTCAATATCTGAATTTTCTATAACCAAGGAATCAGTTAATGGAAAAACTTTATACTTAGTATCTGTTGATAATAGTACGCTAGGAATAGTTAATAAAATAGAAGGTGATTTAAATGTTTTCAATGGTACTAATAACTTTTTAATAAGTATTAAGAATGGATCTTTTTATATGCCAAAAGATAATATCAGTAGTGTAATCACTATAGATAATCAATATGGCATTTACGCATTGAGTGACAAATATTCATCAACATTTAATCTTAAAGAGAGTATTTTTCCATGAGCAGTTTCTCTCTAAATCTTCTTAATGTAAATACTGGTACTGGTACTGGAGATAAATCCACCTTTAAAATTACTTATAAATCAACTCCAAATTTTCCAGCAAATTATCCATTACAATCTTATTTGTCATCTAGTTATGGTGCTGGAGGAAATTGGAAAGGCCATATTTATGAATATACTGGAACTCCTACAGTAACATTTAATTATATTGAAAATGATCCATTAAATATTTTTAGCCAAATAGTTAGCGATTCCACAGGACTATTTCCATCATCTTTAGTTACTGCTCCTCCGACTAGAGATCCAATATCTCCTTTTACTATTACTTTGCCAGAAGGAAATCATGAATTAGTAATTGAAATGAAATATATTGGTTCTTCTTTAAATCCGGCAGAACAACCATGTTATGGATTTTCCTCCAATGATTTTTTAAATAAAGAAGTGCTAAATGCGCCAACTCTTGCTATTTCATACCCAAATCTTGGTGGGGGCTGGTGCAATTTTCCAAAAAGAAAATTTAATGTAAAATATAATGATCAAGATTTACCAAGTTATTTATCATCATCTGCTTATTTGAATATTAATTCACTTTTTAAACTTGCTTCGGGCAATGTAAACAATGGTTATGATTTATTTTACTTATCTAGGTTTTCATTTCCTGTTACATTTGATTTAGAAATTAGGGATTTTGATAGAGAAAATAAAGAAATATATATTTCAAATATTTTAAATTTATCTATAAATGGATCAAAAATAAATCTTCAGTCCATAGGTAGTATTGACGAACCTTCATATTTATCTGGATTCTTTTTAGCGAATGTTTTGTTTGATGATTACATATGCTCAGATGCTATATTGATGAATTATAAAGGATGTGATATAGATGGTAACCTAGGCAATGGAACTAGCGCATATCCTCCGCATGAATCATTACCAAAATATGAACCATTAGACGATGAAGCACGATTTGCCAAAGTAGTTGAACTTAAACAAGATAGTATAAAAGGTTTAGTTTTAAAAATAGATACTGATATAAATCCTGCTAAATTTTATAAATCATCTCAAGTTTTTACATTCCATTTTTTTAGAAAAAGTTCTTTTTATGATATCTTAGATTCTAACAGAGAACTGATTGATAATAGTGGAACTTTTGAAATTGATGAAGTTGGAATGCCAATTACTGGAGAAGAACTTTATAAAGAAGATTGGTTTAATTTTATTGGAGTTTCTGGTTTTAATTTTCAAAAATTAACTTGGCTTAATGACAATTCTTTTTATGCGACAAATCTAAAATATCAACCATATAAATACATAGATAATAAACTTACTTTACTGGGAACTAATTATTATTTAACATATAGAGAATTAAAAAACTCTCCAGATAATTTAATATTTTTCTCAGATTCTTCTTCTCAAAAACCAGTTGATTATATTTTTGATAATGTGTCAATGTCCGCTTTATATCCACATATAGAACTACCATCTACTTTTGCTAAAACATTTAACCAAAATATTCATTTTAATTATTCTAACAATACTCAATTAATAAAAGATTATAATACATTTGATAATAATATTTCGTGTCGTAATTCTTTATCAAATCCAACAAGTTCTCCATCTCCAACTCCTTTGCCTCCACCTGGTACTCCAGGAGGTGCCGGTGGTGCTGGTGGCCCTGGCGGTCCTGGTGGTCCAGGTGGCCCTCCAGCCGGAACTCCATTACCTACATTACCACCTCCAGGAAGTCCTAATGGTCCTGGTGGCCCAAGTGGTCCAGGTGGTCCTGGTGGACCAGGTGGTCCTCCAACCGGAACCCCATTACCACCATTGCCTCCGCCAGGAACCAACGGTGGTCCAGGCGGTCCTTTAGGCCCAGGAGGTCCTGGCGGTCCTGGCGGTCCAGGTGGTCCTGGTGGTCCTGGTGGTCCTCCAGCTGGTAGTCCTCCACTTGTATTATTTCCACCTCCAAATAATCCATACGGACCAGGAGGCCCTTTTGGTCCTGGTGGTCCAGGTGGCCTAGGTGGTCCTCCTTTGGGAACACCATTACCTCCGTTGCCACCAGTAGGATGGCCAGGAGGACCTGGAGGTCCAAATGGTCCTGGCGGACCAGGCGGTCCTGGTGGACCTGGTGGCCCAAGTGGCCCTGGTGGACCAGGAGGTCTTGGTGATCCATCTCAACCATTTGTTTGTCCTTGGGGTTTAATTGGATATAGTATAAATACAAGGACTGTATATGATGAAATAG